CTTTCTGAAAACATATCCCCTGAAGCGTATGCAGCTTTTAATAGAGCTGGGAAATTGATATTAGATAAAGGGGAAGAGTTTGAGGCGGTATTAGATACAGGTGTAAATGCAGCAAAAGAAAAAGGTGTTAACTTTAACGTTTCTTTTGAGGAGATACTTTCTCAATTAAAAAATATACCTTCCCCTACAAACAACATGATAGGTTTAATGAAGTTTATGGAGAACAGGTTTACTAGAGAGCAAAGGGATTTAATACTTAAGTCTATACGATGAATATAAATAGAAGAACTATTCCAGGTATGAGAGTAAGGAAGTTCCATGAGGGCGGGGAAGTTCACGAACACCCACATTCAGATACAACCAACTATGTAAGTAATGCTGCTGAAAGAATCAATAGACAGCTATTTAAAGAATCAGGGGGAGAGAAAAATCCAAACACAGCTGTATCTCCAGCAGGGGCTATGGGGAAGTGGCAGATAATGCCAAGCACTCAACAAGACTTAGAAAATAGAGGGTTTATACCTGTAGGGTTAGATCCATTTGATGCTAACGACAGCAAGATTATGCGAGACGGTAAAATTAACGCTCTATTAAAAACTTCTTTTATATCTAACCCGCCTCAATCTATACCAGAAGTTAACAAGCTAGCCCGTATATACGCATCTTATAACTACGGGGAAGGAAACGTTAGAAAAATTTTAAATGAAGCTAAAGAGTCTGGTGTAGATATATATGGTGATCCAAGACTATGGCTTGATTACCTACCCGAAGAAACAAGTAACTACGTAAAATATATACTTTTTGATGAATAACAAAACTAACAACCCTAACGAAGAGTTCGATCAACCTTCTTTCCTCAACCAAACAAAGCTAAAAAAGCAAGAGGATAAAATAGAATCTGGAGAGACAAAATGCAATATAGACTCTCCGCATGAGTGCGAAGGTTGTGGCGCATAATACCTTATATTTGTATAAAATAAGTAGCTATGAGAATTAATAAGTATAATATGGGTGGTCAGATGCAAGGTCAACCAGGCCAGATGCAAGGAGACCCGCAAGGTGGAGGCGCACCACAAGATGTAAATGCATTGTTAGAGATGTTATCTCAAATCCCACCCGAAGTAACCGTAGGTGAGGTTATGGAGAAACTATTAAAACGAGGTGGAGAGACTCCTGGGGTAAATATCCCACCGTCTCCTTCTATGCCAATGCAATAATAGATGGCTACTTTAAACGTAACTATAACGGAGGAAATGACCCTCAATGGTAAGGATCAAGGGAATACTAACACCCTTTCTATACCTAGTGTAACCGCTGTAATCAATAGAATTATGACTATTGACAATACAGAAGAGGATATACTTAACTTTCAAGCAGCTCGTGAAGCTGCTGGCGCTATAGAAGACGGAACATTACAATACCTTCGTCTTACCCATATAGGTGCGGCTAATACTGTTAACCTTAGGATTCAATCTACAGGTGACACTAAAGAATATATCGTACAGCTAGCTGCAGGGGAATCCTTTATGTTATTTAACGATAATGCTATGGATGTAAATACTGGTGGCGATATTGACTCTGCAGCTTCTTTATCTCAGTTAGATACTATAAAGGCTTTATGCTCTAGCGGTGATGGTGCAGAACTAGAGTTATTTGCAGTAGCAACATAATATGAGACCTATTAAAAGATTTGAGCATGGTGGTATGCACTGGGATATTCCAGAAGAAGACCCAACTAAGCGCGAATTAAGACGTCAGGAGAGAGAGGATAAAAAAGGTATGATTCCTGCTAGATTTAGGAATAGAGGGCAAGAAGGATTAAACGCATATATACTTAAAATGAGAAGTCGCGGTGGAAAACAATTTAACTTAAAAGATTGGGCTCAACAACTTTTTCAGAAACAAAGAGGATTTCATCAAAAACAAGAAGGTCATTGTGAGGGTGGAAGCTGTGGACAATTTGGTTAATAATTGAATAAGTTCTATTTTAACCCAAGAAGAAAAAGAAGAGACGCGGCTAAAGAGGCTGAGAAAACTAGATTAAATAAAATAAAAAATGAAGCTAGAAGTAATAAGGTTCAACAAAGGAAAGGATTCAACTAACGGAATATTATTTGACATAACTAATGAAAGAAGATTTTTATGCTATACTCTCGAAGATGAGAGCCGTGAAAAAAAAGTGCGTGGAGAAACTTGTATACCTGAAGGAGAGTATTGTCTCGGATTTAGAACTGAAGGTGGCTTCGATGCCAAATACGCCCATAGGTTTGCTGACATGCATATGGGGATGCTTGAAGTGTGTGATGTCCCAAATTTTAAATATATTCTTATTCATTGTGGTAATACTGACGAGGACACTGCGGGATGTTTACTGCTGGGCGATACGCAAGAAAACAACAATATCAAAGAAAACGGATTCATCGGGAGAAGTACCCACGCGTACTACAGGGTCTACCAAGAAATCGCGGAAGCGCTCCAAGAAGAAGAAGTAACTATAGTATATAGAGACTTCTCTAAAGCTCTTGTATTAAACCCTTTAGATCTTTAGTGCTCAAATTCCCTGTAAACTCTTTGCACAAGTAACCTAGCTTTTTGAGTTAAAGCATAACGCACTCTGTAATTATATTTTGTTTCTTCTCGAAAGAGATGATCCTCAAAAGTACTTGAAGGGGTAAGTTTATCGAAATGTTTATATAGATATCCTTTATTTACTAACGGATATATAAACCTATTTTGAGTATTATTCCTATTCATAACTAAGTCTTCTGAAGCATATTTAATCGTAAAGAACTGAAGATCATACCCCCACAATAAAAACTCTACGTGAGAGAAATTTATATCATATTCTTTATTAACAAAATGCTTTACAATTTTTAGTTTCTTCAAATAATTCCTACGGATATATTTCTTATCTTGCGGGGAGAACTCTCTAAACAGCCTTTTTTTAGGTACTTTACTTTTAGGCATATAACATATATATAATCATGCAAGATATAACTTTTTTAATGGAGATACAAAAACTAGCTATAGAAATGGACGAACTTGTTGACAAGTATGATATGCGAGACAGGTTTGTATCTATATTAGTATCTGGATTTATGGATGAAGATGAGTTTGGAGAGATGAAGATGAATGCTATATATAGTTATCACTTAACTAATTTTATTGAATTAGAAGAGATATTAGATTTTATAAACGGCACATTTGAATTAGAAATTGAAGACGAAGAGCTCGATACTTTTGAAGACTTTAACAATGATGTTGATGATCTTTTAGAGGATATGGGTATAGAAACTGAATAAAATGGAAGGACTTATTAGAAAAATTGTGGTCGGAAGAGACCCTAAAGATGGTATGGCTTATTATATCGGAATGAGAGCTGGAGGAGGTAAGGTGAGTACAATAATACAAGATGACCGACACTTATCTAAATATGGGAGGAATAGATATCTTGTGTATATGCAAGACGAAGAGGGAGCACAGACATTATGGAAAGCTATAGATGGGATGCCATGTATGTTAGAATTTGACTGTAACTTTTAATACATGAAAACCTTTAATTTATTTGTCGTTAAGTTGGAAAATAGACTTAAGGATACAATTACTTCAGAGAGTGGGTTTGAGTTATACGTTGATGCTAAATTTGACGACTTTAAAAACAGGACAACAGAAGGGCCTGTTGTATGCACACCGTTTAAATACGACACAGGGGTAGAAGAAGGGGATACACTCTATTTTCATCACTTAGTAGTTCTAGGTGGGGATAATAACGGTCAGATATTTACTCAAGAAGATAATACTTATATAGTAAACTACGACCCTGACCACGCGATTTCTAATCAAGCTATAGCATATAAAAGCCAGAAGGATGGGAAGATACGGTGTCTAACGGGATGGTGTTTATTAAAATCAGTAGAGCAAGAAGAGTTAAGCCTTCAGTCAGATCTTATAGAGATAGTAGATTTAACAGAGAAGTTACCTACCAAAGGGGAAGTAGCTTACACATGTAAAGAAGCTGATGAAATAGGAGTTCTCCCAGGAGACGTAGTGGGATTTAAACAAAACAGAGACTATCGTATAACTATAGACGGGGTGGAGTATTACCGTACCCGTGCAGAAGACTTAATGTATGTCGAAATCTAAATTTACTACCGTAAGCGCTTCAAAAAGGCTTATGCATAGCATGGAAGTTGCTATAGATAATATGATTGAAGAAGTTAAAAAACCTGTAGATCCTGAAATAAACGGATCCGCCCGAAAAGCTGAACTTCAATCTATAAAGCAAACCGCTACAGATTGCAAAGAACTTATTATAGAGAGACAGAGGTTAGCCCAGATGGTAAAAGACCTTGAGGTAAGCGGGAATATAAAAGACATAAAGGACTATTCTGGCGGATTCGCTGAAAGATTTTCAAAATGAATCATAAAAAAACAAGTCATCCAGATTATATGCGTTGGAGAAAAATACTCACTAGATATGGGTTAACAAAAAAACAATATGAGGATAAGCTTAAAAAACAAAATTATAAATGTGGTTTATGTGAACTTACTATAATAAATAGAGGTCGTAAAGATTTTTATAACAAACAACACCCTCAAATAGATCATGATCATTCAACAGGTGCAGTTAGAGATTTTCTTTGTAAAAGCTGTAATACTAGTTTAGGTCATTTTGAAGTAGGTTTAAAAAAATGGCTTTCTTTGTTTTGTTATATTATAAAGCACAAGTTTAAACACTACATAAATATTAGTAACTTTACAGGTATTATGAAAGCTATAAAAAGAGATTATAAAAAAGAGTACGCTAAGTATGGGTCTAAGCTTAAAGCTAAAAAATACCGCGCAGAGCTTAATCAAATTAATAGAAAAAAAGGAAACTACGGGAACGGAGATGGATTAGATGAAGCTCACTATAAAAATGGAGGTAAAACGAGAAAACAAAAAGCATCTATAAATAGAGCTAACAATAGGCCTAAAAAAAGGAATAGCGTATAAGCTATTAAATTTAATATATATATAATGAAATATCTTCTTATTCTCATGGCTGCTATATTATTAGCGTCATGTTCTGTGCAAAATAAACACAGACGAGCTCAAGCACGTAAGTACAACCAATGTTGGTGTATAGATCCGTGGGGAGGTGCAGGGGAATGGTGCTGTGATGGCCCAGCCCCGAAATATATGTCCCCATATAAGCACGGGTGGGGTTACGTTAAAGCAAAATTTTAATAAAATGGCAGAATATAAATGTGAGTGCAAAGATGAAATTGTAAGCAAATCAGGGGTTACAATAAGGCACATCGAGGGTAAGGGTGTGATACACGACATTAAGTGTGAGGATTGCGATAAGTATATGACGTTAGCCAACCCTAAATCAGGCGCCCCAGGGTTTAGATCTAACAGATATGGTCAGACGTTTTAATGAGTGTCTTATTAGACATAAAGGACTATGAAGAACCCGCTATCAAGATTTGTCCCAACGGTACGGAAGGTGAGATTATCGAGCTCGGTAATTTACTCATTTGTCTTCCAAAAAGGCCGTCTAAGAAAGAAATTTTCGGATATAAAAAATCAAACGCTTTGCAGGTGTGGGAAAAGCTACCTTTGCCGCAGGAATTGTCTCGTATTGGTTCTATGGATGAGTGGGAAGAGATGCCAAGAGAATTCAGAGCAAGGTTTCGTCCATATATCGAAGAAGAGTTTAGGCGTAGGCGTGAGGGTTTTTGGTTTTATAACAACGGTGAACCTATATATATTACGGGGCGGCATTACATGATGCTCCAGTGGACTAAGTTAGATATTGGATACCCTTACTTTTTAAATTTTCAACGTGAGATATTTTTACACATGGCTGCTTGCGAGGCTGATCCTCGTTGTATTGGTCAGCTTTATACTAAGTGCCGTCGTTCTGGTTATACCAATATATGCTCTGCTGTACTTGTGGATGAAGCTACGCAAGTTAAAGATAAGCTTATGGGGATACAGTCGAAAACAGGAAAGGACGCCCAGGAAAACATCTTTATGAAGAAGGTGGTTTATATGTTTAGAAACTATCCATTCTTCTTTAAACCTATACAAGACGGTACAACTAATCCACGTATGGAATTAGCTTTTAGAGAGCCGTCAAAAAGAATAACTAAAAGTAATAAAACTTCTCAAATGGGGGAAGCTCTTAATACGGTTATAAATTGGAAAAACACAACTAATAACGCATACGATGGTGAGAAACTTCACATATTGTATTTAGACGAAGCAGGAAAATGGGAAAGACCTACAGACATAAGAGAAGCTTGGAGGATTCAGAGGACTTGTTTGATCGTCGGAAGAAAAATCGTAGGGAAGGCTCTAGTCGGAAGCACGGTAAATCCAATGGACAAAGGCGGAAGCCAATACAAAGATCTTTGGGAAGATTCGGATCCTTTGACCAGGAACAAGAATGGGAGGACTAAAACAGGGTTGTATAGACTCTTTATCCCTGCGTACGCTTCTTTAGAAGGCTTCTTTGATAAACACGGTTATCCAGTTATAGATGACCCCGTGGAAACTATAGAGGGTATAGACGATGAATATATATACACAGGAGCTAAGACTTTTTTAAAAAACGAAAGAGATTCTTTAAAAAGCGATGCTTCGGAGCTTAACGAAGTGGTACGACAGTTTCCGTTTACTGAGGATGAAGCCTTCCGAGATAGTATATCTGGTAGCGTTTTTAATATTGGGCAGATATATGAGCAAGTAGAATATAACGATGAGCTCTTCCCGAACCCAGTAGTTATTGGAAACTTTACATGGAAAGGCGGGATGAAAGACACTGAGGTAGTTTTTAATCCAAATCCTCAAGGTAGGTTTAAGATTGCTTGGATGCCACCTGCAGAATTCCGAAACCAAAAAAAAACAGAAAGAGGTAAACGTATCCCCCCTCATTCAAATTACGGGGTAGGGGGAGTAGACTCATACGATCTTGACGCTACGGTAGACGGACGAGGTTCTAAAGGTGCATTACACTTATACAACAAGTTTCACATAGAGAACCCGTCTAATATGTTTGTCGTAGAATATGCTTCTAGACCTCCTTTAGCAAAAATTTTCTATGAAGACGTTTTAATGGCGGCGGTGTTCTATGGTTACCCGATCTTAATTGAGAACAATAAGTACGGGATAGCAAGGTACTTTGAGTCAAGGGGTTACGATGGTTATCTAATGGATAGGCCTAAACATTTGCTTACCGCTAGCGCAATAAAGTCTAAAACAAAAGGTATTCCTTCTAACTCTCAAGATATTATCCAAGCTCACGCTCATGCTATAGAGGCCTTTATACATGACCATGTAGGGGTGAACAGAGAGACAGGGGAGATGGGGAAAATGTATTTTAACAAGACGTTAGAGGATTGGATAGGATATAAGATAGACGATAGAACTAAATATGACCTTACTATTAGCTCTGGATTAGCTCTATTAGGAGCCCAAAAAGCCAAAACAAAAAAGCCCTCTGATTTAACTGAAAAACGATTCTTTAGGAGATATCAAGTAATCGGATGATTTACTATATTTGCTAAATAGAAATACCATATCTTAAGGATGTACAATAACAACAGTAAAAGTAAGCAAGGATTCCCTGATCCGTTAGAGTCTACGGAAAAAAAGCAAGGGAAAGAGTATGGTATTCAGTATGCAAAAGCTATTGAGTCTCAATGGGGGAAGACTACTGATGAGTCCTCTTTAGTAGGTAAAAGGAATAGAGTCTTTGAAAAAGATAGAGATTATGCTATTGGGGTTCAGGACACAAGTATATATAAACAGCTATTAAACTCCCTCCAGCCGAATAAAGCTGACGGAGCTTTGTTGAACATGGATTACACTCCAGTTCCTATCCTACCTAAATTTGTAAGGGTTGTAGTTAATAAAATTTTATCTGTAAATCCTTATCCCAATCTAGAAGCGGTAGACCCTTTATCTTCGTCTGAGAAAAACGAGAAGAAAAAGAAAGTGTTAATGCAAGTGGCTTCAAAAGGGAAGCTAACAGAGTTAAAAGAAAAAACAGGGATTGTATTAGATATGGATCCAGATTCTATCCCAGACACCCCTGAAGAAGCCGAAATATTATTTGAAACAAATATCAAGAGCGACGGAGAGATTTCTGCACAACTTGGAACGGAACTTACTTTAACTTGGAATAATTTCGTAGACAACACCTTTCGTAGGTGTGTTAACGATTTAGCTACTTTAGGTATGTCTGTAGTAAAGAGGTCTAACGATCCAAGCGAGGGGATAAAAACATCTTATGTAGACCCTTGTATGTTTATACACAGCTATACAGAAGACCCTAACTTTGATGACCTTATATATGCTGGACATATAAAAAAGATTTCTATACAGGAATTAAAACGTATAGCGGGGGAAGAACTTACAGAAGCAGACTTTGAAAAGATAGCGGAAAAATCTAAAGGGAAGAATGGGAATGATTCTAGTAGGTATAACAAGAAGAGCTATAACGATTCTTTAGGGGTAACAGGGTTTGGATATGACGAGTATATGGTTGAGGTTTTAGACTTCGAGTTTATTTCTGTAGATTGTATACATTTTGAAGAGAAAGAAAATCGACACGGGAACACAGGTTTTTATTTTAAAGGCTTTGAGGCTCAGCCTAATAAGAATAGCGTATTTGAACGAACCCCACACAAACTAGAAATTTCTACCGTTTATGGTGGTAGCTATGTACTAGGGTGCGAGCAGTTGTTTGGGTATGGGAAGGTTAAGAATGTACCTAAGAATATCCACGATATATCTAAAGCAAGACTTTCATATTCTGTAACGGCCACTAATATCCGCAACATGATGCCTAAGTCTATGGTAAACGGTTGCATAGGGTTTGCAGACATGCTTCAGCTTACTCACTTAAAGATACAGCAGGCTATAGCAAAAGCTAAACCAGATGGATTGATTATAGACATCGAAGGCTTAGAGAATGTGCAGTTAGGGAAAGGGGGGGAGCTACAACCATTAGACCTTCACGATATATACGAGCAGACAGGTGTCTTTTATTACAGAAGTAAAAATCCAGAAGGAGGATTCCAAAACCCTCCAGTTAGAGAGATAGGGAATAGTATAAGAAATATCAATGAGCTTATAGGGTTATATAACCACTATTTAGGATTAATAAGAGATACAACAGGTATTAACGAGGCTATGGATTCCTCTTCTCCTAAAGGTGATGCTTTAGTTGGGGTTCAAGAGCAAGCTATAGCCGCAGGTAATAACGCTATATATGATATAACGAATGCTGCGATGATCTTGTTTAAAAAGGTATGTGAAGATATAGTTAAATGTATCCAGATTATACCTGCTGAGTCTGTTCTCTATAAAGTATACCAGAATGCTATAGGGGATACTAATATGGAGGCTCTAGCTTCTTTTAAAGATCTCCCTATGTACAACTTCGGGGTGGTTGTTGTGAAAGATATGGAGGAGAAAGATAAAGTCTATCTAGAGCAAAATATTCAAATGGCTCTTCAGCAACAAGAATTAGATTTAGAAGACGCTATGGCTGTTCGGGGATTAAAAGATGTTAATCAGGCAGAAAGGCTTCTTGTTGTCAGACGTAAGAAACGTATGGCTTTACAACAGCAGATAGCTATGCAAAATTCTCAGCAGCAAGCAGAGATGCAAGCTCAAATAGCTCAACAATCTCAACAAGCTAAAATTTCAGAAATGCAAGCTGCTGCTCAATTAGAGTCTCAAAAGATTCAGATGCAATCACAGCTAGATATGAAGATGGAGGCAATGAGGCATGAGTTTAAGAAAGAGATAGAAGTTATTAAAGCTCAAGCTACTCTTGGGTTTAAAGAAGATGACAAGGAATTTAAAGAAAAGCTAGAGGTTTTAAAAGAAACTCGTAAAGACGATAGATTAGAGCAACAAACTTCTGATCAAAGTAAGCTTATTGCACAAAGGCAAGGGAAGAGAGATGAGTTGCCTGAAAGCTCAAACAAACTAATTAACGCATTATTAAACGAATAAAATGGCTAGCTCAGTAAACTTAGATACTTCAGATGTATTAAATATAACGTGTAGGAAAGGAGATACCTTTTCTATTACGATTACTTTAAAAAATTCTGCAGGTACACTACTTACATTATCTACAAGTGGGTATACTTTTTTAATGCAAGTGAAGTCTAAAAGCGTAACTAAAAGAGGTAGGTCATCTACATCATCTTTAATCTTAGGTACGCCTAACGCTGCAGCTAAAGATCAAGTGAGAGTTAAATCTAAATCTAAAACTGAAACGCTAAGTATTCCTGCTGCCTCTACGGGTAATACTTTTGAAACCCCTACATTAGACGATGTGGGTAATGTAACTATAGAGGCTTCTGCGGAGACTATGAGTCAGGTTCCTTCTGGGAGCTACTCTTATGACCTTCAGTACATACTACCTAGTAGTACTGGCTTAGATACTCATAGAACAGTGTTAAGAGGGAAGTTTACTGTCAATCCAGATATAACTGAAGCCTTTGAGAAGTAATGAGTATATCTGTAAGTACATCCCTTGATGATAGTGTTAGCGTATCTGTTAACAACAGCGTTGTTGCAAATTTTACAAAAAGTAGTTCATCTGTATCTGTAATGCCTCCAGCTGCTTCTTCTACAATATTAACTGACAAATTGATTAGATCAATACAAGTGGTCGTTTAGCAACATAAGAAACATGAAAAAACTATTATTTTTATTATTCTTTCTACCGATAACTGTTTTTAGTCAAGGAGCTGTAAAAAAGTTTTTTAAGTACAGCACTTTTTACACTTCGTTTAATCAGTCAAACTCTATGGTTCAAGAGAGTACGTATGCCGTGCGTGACGGTGTGCTTACTACAATACCTATGAATAATCTACCTAATTACACTTTTTCAATTGGTTTAAGAAAGTTAGCTCGGTTTGACTATGAAAACAAAGCTAGAGCTTTCTACGATGGTTCTGAGGTGTCAATGACGGAGGAAGTCAACGTGGGGCATGTTAGTGGGTTCGAGTATGTATTTGAACGCTCTGACGCAAGGCTTACGGGTCGAGAGGCTAAGAATCAAAGATACTTTCTTAGACACCTTTCAAAAAGGTTTGTAGCAGAGATAGATTTTATGGAGGACGGGTTATCAGATATAAAATATTTAGAGACCGCTTTAAAACTTAGACTTAAAGCTGGTAAGAAGTTAAATTTTACCGCAGGGGTTGCGTGGCGTAGACACCCTGCATACGGTGTAGATCCTATTACGGATTGGATGTCAACCAATAACGGGGCATGGTGGCTTCTTGCTTATGATTACGGGTATACGGATCAATGGATGTACATGGATTCAAACGACAACGATGTTTATGATAGCGGTGAGTGGAGCGATTGGGAATGGTATGGACCAGAAGGCAACTTAGTTGCAGAGACCGATTCGGAGTTTAGACGTTACAGGTACGGGAATATAGTTAATCAATACAACAGGGATATTAAACGTTCTTTACCTCAGCAGTATCAATTTTCAGCAGCGGTAGGTTTAGACTTTTACCACTACTCAAAAGACTTTTGGTTGCACGCATGGGGGAACGTTATGCCATACCATAAAGAGCTAGGAGCTTACGAATACTCATACGGTAGGCTACATGGCGGTCAATGGGTTGACTATAACGTAGGTGTTGTCTTCGGTGCTAAGATTGGTAAACATTTTGGTATCTTTACAGAAGGGAAGTACAACGAGTATTGGGGGAGACCTTACGGAAGTGCAACTATGGGAATAAATTACGTAATATTATAAAAATGGCTCAAGAAATTGGAGAAAAAACGCAAGTAACGCTAGATCTTAAAACAATAGGGATGGGGGTTGTAGGATTAGGATCATTAATTGCAATGTGGTTTGCTTTACAAGCTGATATAGCATTAGCAAAAGAGTTGCCTGTAGCTCCCGATCCAGAAATAACTCGCATGGAGTTTGATATGAAAGATCAGTTAGTCCGTCAAACTATTATGACAACCCAAGAAGACGTTATAGAAATAAAAGCTGATTTAAAAAGCATTGAAAGAAAAATTGATGAACTAAAATAACTCCTAATGAAAACCTTACTCCTTACTTTTACGCTATTTTTATTTACTACGGTAATGTACGTTTCTACTCCACCTACAGAATTGATTGAAGGAGTTTGTGTAATAGAGTTTAATGCTAGTTTTAACGCCTCTAATAGCGTTAGCTGGATGGATAATCTTAGCGATTGTAAAGGTAAAAGAATAGATATATCTTCTAACCCTGATAAGCAAAAAGAACATAATATAGTTGTTGTCCCTACAATTATAATATTCAATAAAGGAGAAGAGGTAAAACGATTTCAAGCGAATATTATGATGCAGTTAGAGGCCACTCAAGATGATATTCAAGATGCGGTGGATGATATTTTAATGAGTTCGTTTTAATTGTTATCTTTACACAACGGTAATAAACACAAATAATGATAGGTCTAGGATTAAACGCAACGAAAAACCCCACGGTAAAAAAGACTATCGTACGCGATGGTTTAGTCTTGCGTCACGATTATAAAGACAGACCTGTAGAGCTTTGTAGTTCTGGTGCGGCGGATATTAACGCTGATGGTGATTCTAACGAATACATAGATGTTGGCCCTATAACAATAGGGACTGGAGATGTATCATTAAGCGCTTGGGTTAATGTATCCACATTTGTTAATCTAGGAGGTATTATTTCAAACAGACAAACCGCTTCGACTTACCCAGGTTTAGAAATTAGGACAAGAGATAGTAGTAAAATAGAAATAGCTATCGACGATGGGGGCAGTAACACTGAATCTATATCAGGTGCTTTGAATACCAATCAATGGTATCATGTTTGCGCTGTTTTTGACAGAAGCGATAAGCAGTTTTTATATATAGATGGCGTTTTAGTAGATAGTGATGATATAACTAGTGAAAATCTAACTTTAAATCATAGCGATAGTGTACTTATAGGAAGGCGTGATACAACAGGTTATGATTTTCAAGGTTACATCTGCAACGTAGGTTACTGGAACGCAGCTCTAACCCAACCTCAAGTCAAGTCTATCATGAACAAAAACTACGCAGCGTTATCCGCTAGCGAGAAAACGAATTTAGTTAGTTGGTGGAATTTGGATGAAGAAACAAATGTAGATGGAACAGCAGGTACAGGTGGTGTTAAAGACCACGAAGGATCTAATCACGGAACTTTAGAATAATGGCAACGACGATACAAAATATAGAGCTCCCGAAAAAACCTAGAGCGAGAGATACTTCGGGGAACAACAACCACGGTAAGATATACTCTGGTCGAGGGTTAGAGTTCGATGGGGTTGCGGATTATTTGACAGCAGCGGCAAACCCAGATTTGATACTTGGAAAAACTAGTCACACTTTAACCGCGTGGTTTAAAACTGACAGAATAAGCTCTGATTACGATTATATAGTAGCGATTGGTAATAACGCTATAGATAAAATGAGCTCTATAGGAGTACAACAAGGAAAGTTGTTTGCATCTAGATACTCTAACTCTGAACTGACAACAAACGCTCATGTAGATATAGGTACCTGGTATAGATTTACTGCGGTAATAACAGAAGGTGAAACATATAACACTATTGATTTTTATTTAAACGGAGTTTTTGTGGAACAAAAAACCTCGTCCACGGCTTATAGCGTTGAAGTTGGTAAATTATCAGTGGGTGTTCACCTTGCGAATGCTATTAACTTTACAGGAGCTATTAGTGACGTTCAGGTTTGGGATAAAGCTTGGACAGCTGCTGATGTGGCCTATGATTACGCCAACCCAGAATCTTTAGCGTTAAACGCTTCAGGTACAGCTTTAACCGAGAGTAACCTTAAGGTTTGGTACCCGATGCAAGATGGTCACAGAGGCCAGCAGTCGCATATTTTAGATGGGGCGAATACTGGACCTGTAGATGAAAAAATAGTTAACGGAGATTTTAGTGCTGGATCGGCAAGTTGGACTGATGAGGGACATAATGCAGCTCCTCCTTTAGACGTGGCTACATTTAGCGCAAACGGATTGACAATCACAACACTTAATGGAGATGGGAATAACAACCGCGTAAGTCAACCAGGTGTCGCGTATAGTGGTAAATCATACAAAGTGACTTACACAATAGATTCAGCGAATCTAACAGGTTCAAATTCGTTACAATATTATAACGGCACAGCTTATGTTACAATACCAACTGCCATAACTGGAGTACCTCAAACGTTTATATTTACGAGTACGTCGGTTTCTGGGGTTTTGAATATTAGAGTGGTAACCAGTAACGGTTCAACAACCGACTTTGTAACTATAAGCAACATCTCAATAAAAGCCATCAACGACAAACACCACGCGACAACGGTGTTTTTAGGGGATGAGATGATTGCTGATGCTAAAAATAGAACTGGATTTGGTAGCTCTGATTGGGCTGCTCACAATATAGCTGGTGGAAATGTTACCGTTGTTAGCGATAAACTGCAAGTTGTAACAGAAACAGATGCTGTCCCAGAAGGCGCTAAACTCGGTCCTACTAAATTTACCGACCTTGTTGCGGGTCGTACTTATAGAGTTTCAGTAGATTTACAACAGACAGGTGGCGCAACAACTCCATCTATGAAAATTGAGTTGGGTAGCACGGAAACATCACCTTTCACCATATCAGATTCAAGTGTTACTTACACAAAAGATATAGTGGCCGCAGATGATGACAACTTGATAATATACAGCAACTCTAGCTCATCGTCAACAACATTTACCATAGACAATGTTAGCATAAAAGAAGTCGGTGTAGCCTCAGGCTGGACAGACGCAGATCAGCAGTTACATATACCGCAAACGGCGTTGCAGTCGTATAACGAGTTGGCTTGGTTTGATGGAGAAGCGGATTATGTTGACATCAATCCAACGACAGCTATATGGAACGCTAGTGACGGTGAATGGAACTCCGTAAGTTGTTGGGTTAAC